GCTTTTAATAGTTCATTGCCTAAGGTCACTAGATTTCAAATACTAATGGTGCTTGCCACCATGTGGGCTTTTATATTTGCACTTATTACTGCAGAATTCATACATTTCGGCATTAATGTGACCACCAGTGTGATTGCCCATGCTTTGGTGATAGGTGGCATAATCTTCACAAAGAAAAAACTAAATCAAAGGATTGATGGCTACAATGGCAGAGCACAGGGTGGAGAACACGAATGAAAAAATACACAGTAGATATTTCAGTAGGTGACTATGTGGCAGTGGGCCGTTTTAGAAACGTGACCACGCAGATTAAGGATATCACAGTGGATGATCACGGTCAGCCCATCATACACACCAACAAAGGTCCTAAAAAATTATTCAGTTGCAGACTGACCAAACTGGAACCCGGTAGTAAAACCCCTCGGGAAATAATGGACGCAAAATGATGGATGAAAACATGGCTTTGTTGATGGGCATAGGCATACTGCTGATTTTGGGAGGTCTAGTGGGTTGGTATCTGTGTGAAAGATGGTATTCTAACAAACTTTTAATTGTGTTGGAAGAGTGTAAAAAACTCAACGCAGCCACCCTAGCACTGTGGCAAGACATCACTGCATTCAAAAAAAAAAGTAAACAAGATCAAGATACTTTGCCTAAATAGGTTGATTTTATGCTCAATTGGCTATATACCTGTTATAGCATGAGCGACACAAAAGAAAAATATCGTCCCAGCATACAAGATAGAATTGCGGAAAGAGTCCGTGAGATCATAGCGCCTGTGGATGAATGGTTGGACCGTTTGATCACCATGCCTGATAGATTCAATCCTGAAACATACGATCTGCTAGAGCATTTTAAGAAAGAAAAAGTAGCTGGAGTACATGCTCGCAAGATCATTGAGATGTATGAAACGCACTACAAAGAGTTGAAAGACCTATTGGATCTACGCAAGAAAAATATAAAATTTGTAGAGATCACCGAAGAAGAAGACAATGATTCTGACGAGAGACAATTGCTGGAATCATATGAGGATATTGGTGCTGATATTGTACAAAAGAACATAGACGCCTATGATAGGATATTCAAAGCATGCGATTACATGATCGATGTGGCCAATGCCAATCGTAAACCACGCAAAAAGAAACCCATCAGCAAGGAAAAGATGGTAAGCAAACTACAATATTGCAAAGAAGACACCAAATACAATTTAAAAAGCATTGATCCCAAAGACAGCATCACAGCAGAACAACTGTGGGTATTCAACACAAAAACTAGGAAATTAGGCATTTATGTGGCCAGTGTGTTGGATCCTAGAGGACTTAACAGAGAAGGCACTGGATTGAGTGTGAAAGGCACCTCTATGCAAGGGTTTGACACAACCAAAAGCATGCAGAAGACCCTTAGAAAGCCTGAAGAGCAATTGACTGAATTTATGAAGTGTGGACCTGTTAAATCCAAGACTTTTTTCAGCGATATTAAAAGTATGGAAATAGCCCTCACAGGACGCATTAATTCGGACACCATATTATTAAAAGTTTAGATATAAATAGTAGTATGTCAAAATCCATTGAACGCAATATAGCATCAGTTAATAAAGGAGCAGACGAATTCAGCACTGGTTTAAAACAGTTGGCTGAAGCTGCGGCAGATGCAATCAACAACAAACATATTCAAGAAAAACCCATTGAATTTTTTGGCACAGCAGACAACGGAATCTACAACAAAGGATTGCAGTGGACCGGAGTGGGTCAAACCAAGTATTTTAATTTACAAGGCAATCCAGATAGAATATGGGCCAATGTTAACATAGATCTCAAACCAGAAAATTCATACATGATAGACAACACTCCTGTGTTGAGTGTGAACGAATTAGGACGCACAGTCACAAGATCCAATCTGCGTCAAGTGGGCACACTGAGCAACTTGGTGGTGTCGGGCAATTTGAATGTGAGTCAATTTATAGTATTTGATTCAGGACTAAACAGATTAGGTGTGGGTATAGAAACTCCCAATGCCACATTCAGCGTGGCCAGCAACACAGTGGAATTCATTGTGCAGCCTGGAGTATCCTCAGCAGACATAGGCACTCATACCAATAGTGGATTAAACATCAAGACTGATGGCACAGACAGAATCACAGTGTCAGCCAATGGAAATATCACATTAGGTTTAAGAGGCAACACAGAAACTAGGATCAATATGTATGGTAGAGTGGGCATAGGTGTAACCAGTGTGGAATCAGATGTAAGTCTTAGCACTTCTGGAGCAGTGAAATTTCAAAACAAAAAATTTGAAGTGGGCAGTGCAGCACCAGTGACAGGTTCATACACTGTGGGTGATATCATTTGGAACAGTGCACCATCTTCAGGACAATCTGTAGGTTGGGTGTGTGTGGCCACTGGAACTCCAGGGCAGTGGAAAACATTCGGACTAATAGCAAATTAAATTAAGTACTCATCACATCTTTGAGATACTTTTTACTCCAATAATCATAATAGTTCTTAGATCTCAAAAACTTTCTAGCATTTTCCAATTTGGATCTCTTTTGACACAGTATTAGATTGAATTTACCATTATTAGTGGACACGCTTTTTATTGAGGTTGCTGTGTTCCAGTGATCTGCCAAGAACACATATTGTTTGTGATTATCATTCAGTTGATCACACAATTCATACATCTGAGATTTATTCATGTGTGATTCCATCAAATACAACAACACATCCACAGCGTCTAATAATTTTTTATCTTTTTCAAATTTTATAGGTTTTTTTATTCTGTTCAATATCTTATATCGGGCATGGGCAGCATAAGGACACACTGCCAGTCCACCCAAGTTGTTTTGAGCACTGCTGAGGTGTTGTATCCAAAGTTTCACATGTGATTGTATAGACATATATGTGTATTTAATAAATATGCACATGTTAGTGATAGGCAATGGCGAAAGTCGAAAAAATATAAACCTTGACAAAATCAATGAGATTAAAATAGGCTGCAATGCCATATTCCGCGACTGGCACATGGATCATCTGATCTGTTGTGATCGCAAAATGGTATTGGAATCCACACATGAAATAGATTGTGCCAAGACAAACATATATGTGAGACCAGAATATCTCCACATGCATGCTCATTTGAAACCTTTGCCCACACTGCCTTACACAAGTGATTTGAGGCAGGATCAAGCCATACATTGGGGCAGTGGTCCTTATGCTGTGTTGTTGGCCGCTCAATTAAACACTGAGATGACGCCCATTCAACTGTTGGGCTTTGATCTGTATGGCCAGGGAGAACACATCAACAATGTGTACAAGGATTCCTATGGCTACAACAAGAGTTCAGAGCGTGCAGTGGATCCTAGATACTGGATACATCAATTGAGTAAGATATTTGAACTACATACCAAAATGTCTTTTGAAATCTATGTGCCAGACAACTTTGTGAAGCCCATGATGTGGAATCATGCCAATTTGGAATATAAGAGCTTGACAATGTTGCGGCAATAATGTAATAATGTATGATGTTTGTGATATATAATGATTGCACACATAGAGGACTTGGTATAATCCCTCTTTAAAAATTCTTCTACCATATTGAAAGGTAAAATATGGTAAAATATTACAGCACAAAAACATACGGCAATGACCGAGGACTGTCATGTTGTTTTAGACAATGGCAGAGCACACATTCACATTGTTCTTTATTGCATGGTTATTCTTTAGGAATTAAATTAACATTCGAATCAGAAACACTGGATGATCGCAACTGGGTGATGGATTTTGGTGGACTCAAAGCATTCAAAGAGTGGAGTGAGTACATGTTTGATCACACACTGGTGGTGGCTGAAAATGATCCACACATGGACAAATTCAAAGCATTGGCAGCGTTGGGATTGAATTCAGTGGGAGGTATCTGTGATCTACGCATTGTGCCAGCAGTGGGCTGCGAAAAATTCAGCGAACTGGTGTACAATGAAATGAACAAAATATTAAAAACATTCCAAACAGGCAAAACATACAAACTGCCCAATGGCAAAGGATTTGACTGCAGATATCCTGTGGGCCAAGGTGTTCGATTAAAATCTGCAGAGGTTTTTGAACACGCTGGAAATTCTGCTATTTACGAAGCCTAAATAAATATCCTAGGATATGTCTAATAGATATGTGGTGTGCCTCAAACATGGCACCAAGTATGATGCGCAATATGTGAATGTGTTGAGAAAAATGACTCAACGCAATCTTACCACACCACACGAGTTTGTGTGTTTCACAGAAGATCCCCGAGGCATAGATGCAGGCATCACAATCATACCTTTGCCCACCATTCCACTCAAAGGATGGTGGTTCAAACCCTTGTTGTTCAATCCTAGTCTACAAATTCAAGGCACCATGCTGTTTATTGATTTAGATGTGGTTATTTTTAAAAACATAGACAAACTTTTTGATTACAAGCCAGGTGAGTTTCTTATGTGTCGCGATTTTAACAGATGTTTTCAACCAGAATGGAAAAAGATGAACAGCAGCGTGGTGCGCTGGAATACTGGACAACATCCACAGCTCTACAATAATTTTATATCTGATCCACACAATATTAGTAAAAGATTTCATGGAGATCAGGATTGGTTGTATGATCAGGTTAAAAATCATTACAGTTTCTGGCCTGATGCGTGGATTCAAAGTTACAAATGGGAAATGCGTGGTAATCCTAAATTAGTGCGAACTGCTCAAGGAGTTAAAAATTTTACTGCTCCAGGTGAACCCATAATCAAAGATGAAACTGCTGTGGCTGTGTTTCACGGTGATCCCAATCCTAGAGACTGTGTAGATCCTTGGTGTCAAACCCATTGGAAATAGTCATTTAATTCACATTGACTGCAGTCAAAATATCGCATATACTACAGTATGATTAAAAGAATAGGTTTTTGTTGTGATTATTTTCATCATGACCGTACACTGACTAAAAAACAATTGGAAGAAATTGAACGTCCACGCAACACCAGAGCTACCACCGTGCGTTGGCTGAACGAACACAAAGCACAAGCAGAAGAAAAGTTGGATTTTGTATTCAAACACAACATAGAAGCCATTAAAAATTTAATATTAAAGGTGAGTGAATTGCCACTCAGCAGACGTATGTGCAGAATCAGTTCAGGCATATTGCCTTGTGCCACTGAAAACACTTGGCGCTACTATTGGGACAAGCCCGAAATTATCAATTATTGTGAAAAACATTTTGGTGAAGCAGGTGAGTTGGCTCGTAAACATGATGTGAAGATATCATTTCATCCAGGACAATACACAGTGTTGGCTTCTGTGAGTCCTGACATAGTGGACCGCAGTATAGATGAATTTGAATATCATGTGAACATGGCCCGTTGGATGGGATTTGGCAAACAGTTTCAAGACGGTTGTAAAATCAATGTACACATATCTGGTAGGCTGGGACCAGATGGCATCATCAAGGCTTTGCTTAGATTATCGCCCGAAGCACGCAATCTCATCACCATAGAAAATGATGAAATGGGTTGGGGACTGGATGCCACACTGCAATTGGAAAAACACTTGGCACTGGTGCTGGATATACATCACCATCTGATTAGAGATGAAGAATACATCAGATCTAATGATGACAGAGTTAAAAGAGTGGTGGATTCTTGGCGTGGAGTAAGACCCACCATGCATTATTCTTACTTTAGAGATGAAGCACTGCAACCTGCTTTTGATGCAGATATTCAGCACATGATGCACAAAAATATGTTGCCCATCAAAGACATGCTGACACTGGGTTGCAAAAAAGTTAAGTTGAGAGCGCACAGTGATATGTTGCCCAATGCTGCACAGAATGAGTGGGCATTGTCATTTCTAAACATGTTTGATATACAAGTGGAAGCCAAATCCAAAAACTTGGCAGCAGAACAACTGCACAATCAGGCATTGACTTTGGGTTTACTATAATAAATACTGCCATGCAAGACATGAAGCAGTGGATCGAATTGTTCGAAACCAAACAAAAACGTGAAAAAACTCTAGTGTTGGAAGCATTGCCTTATGGCATGGGTGAATTAGATCCTGTGTTGAGCCGTGCCAATGTGGAATATCATTACGGAGTATTGAGCAGAGGTTATGTGAACAGATACAACACAGGAGAAGGTGATCCTGATTTCAATTATGGCGGAGCAAAATTGCACAATCTATTCTGGGCTCAATTGCAGCCAGTCAAAGGCAGCAACACACCACGTGGTGCCATTATGGAATTCATCAATAAACATCACAAAAACTTGGATGCATTTAAAGAAAAATTATTATTGGCCACAATGAAATTGCAAGGATCAGGATGGGTGTATCTCAGCAAATCAGGTGAAATTAAAACCACACCCAATCAAACCTATCGCTTAGACATACTCATGCCCATTGATCTTTGGGAGCATTCGTTCATGGACTATGTGCCAGCCAAGGATGCTAAAAAACGCTACATCACTAATATCTTCAAAATAATCAATTGGTCTACAATTAACGACCGTTTGAACTCAAAATAATCACAGTTTATCTATGGGAGTGTTACTGCTGACATCCATGTCCAGTATTTTGCGCTGACGCACTCCTTGTTTCTGTGCAAAACGTTTGGGATCACACGCACTGCACACATGCTTGTAATCGTTGCTGATGCGTTTTTCTGCTATGCTGCCTTTTTCACGCTCAAACTTTGTGTCACAACTGTCGCACACAAACCTATAGTAGGTCTTGTGTCGCACACAGGTGTGTTTAGTGCCCAGTTTACTGGTGCGTGCAGTGAGGTGTTTTTTAACAAATTTTTCCACAAACATACAGTTGTATTTACATTAGGATTTGTGTTTTTTTAATAAATAATTGCAACAGAACGGAAACACATGGCTGTAATCACTGTAACCGAAAACGCAATAGCAAAGATCAGAGAGTTGTGTCACAACAACCACAAGTATGCTGTGAGACTCAGCATCAAGGGTGGTGGTTGTGCAGGTTATTCATATGATTGGGGATTTGCTGATCAGTCAGACATTGCACCCTCAGATGAGCTGTTGAATTTTGGCAATGGAGCCAAGTTCACCATAGACTCTGCCAGTGTGATGTACATCCTGGGCACTGAGTTGGACTATGTGCATGAAGTGTTTGGATCAAAGTTTGAAATCAAAAACCCCAACACCAAAAGCGCCTGCGGTTGCGGCGAAAGCATCAGTTTTGAAAAGGAAACAGCATAACACATGGCATATCAAAATATCAATATTGGAGTAGAGGGCAATGACGGCACAGGTGATAGCATACGTGATGCGTTTAGGAAAGCCAATGAAAACTTCACAGAACTGTATGCAGTATTCGGAGCCGGCGGTCAGATAGCATTCACATCACTCAGTGACACCCCTGATGTGTTAGGCATAAGAAATATTCCCATCAGCAACACCACAGGCACAGCATTTGAAATGCGTGAGATCACTGGTGGTCTTGGTATATCAGTCAGCTATGCCACAGCAGGTGATATCACCATCACCAACACAGGCAGTGAATTGGTGTCTGATCTTTCCCCAACTTTAGGTGGACCATTGAATGCCAATGGATTAGCCATAGCCAATGCAGCAATTACTGCTCAAGCCGCGATAGATTTTAACAACACACATGGCACTGCAGTCACCATAGATAATTTGGTGATTACCAAAGGCTATGCAGATCAAAGATACATCAAACTGGGTGGTGGAGTGGGAGGCGCAGCAGGTCAGATCAGAGTGAGAAGTGAACCTGTAGATGCCACAGCCTACACCAAGACCATAGCCAGCTACACTGCAGGCAATGCAGTGGTCACCGCTCACGGCTATGACAGCGGTGTGAATGGTTTAGAAGTGATCTACAACACCACTGGCTCTGCAGCCACAGGTCTGGTGAATGGTTCTACTTACTATATTAGATTTGTCAATGCCAATCAGTTGAGTTTTCACAGCAGTTTTGCTGAAGCCACCAACAATGATGACGCTACTAGAATTAAAATTTCTGTGGCTGGTGGCACAGGTGTACAAACATTTACCGATGCTGGCTATGACAACACACTGGCAGGATTCTTCCTCAGCGATGAGGCCATGCCAAGACAATCCATTGTGAGACGTCAAGGAGACACCATGACTGGTGCTCTTTATCTGAATGATCATCCAGGAGATTTGGCAGGATTAGGCGCACCCAATGGTGTGGACGATTTACAAGCTGCCACAAAATTCTATGTGGACAACACCAGCTACGCTTCCGACACCAATTTATTTGTCAGCACCAAAGGTGATGACTTGATGGATGGAGTACCACCAGACAAAGTGGGTAGATCATTCAGTTATGCGTACAAATCTATTAATGCTGCTTGTCGCAAAGCAGAAGAGATCATGCTGGCCACTCCGGTGGAATTGGGACCTTACACTCAGACCATCACTTTCAACAACGGAGCTGGCAATTCCTTAGTGGTCACAGAAGGTGTCACCAGCGGCAGCGGTTACAACAATGTGAAATTATTGATAGACGCCAACAGAACATTCATTATCAAACAGATGATAGGCTTTGTGAATGCTACCTATCCCAACTTTACCTATGATGAATTGATTTGTGAAAGAGATTTAGGATATATTTTAGATGGTATTGTAATCGATGTGTTGGCATCTCTCAACTCCAATGTGAGAAGTATTCAAGCAGGTATCAGATACTACAGCAATGTGAGTGGTGCCAAGGCCATCAATCAGCAACTGACTGAAACACTGGCAGGCATCAACTATGCCAAATCAATCACCAACACTGTGCTGCAAAACTTGGCAGTGACTCCCATCTACAACGCCGGCTTCACTCAAACATTCGATGCGCCCAGCATTGTGAACAGCACTGGCAGAGCATCAGTAGGAGCAAAATTTGACATCATTACCAACATCATCACCAATGGCATCAGTAGTGCTCCACCAGAAGTGGAAGGCAGCACATACACCATGACCATCAGCAATGGCGGTTTTGCCTATGTGGATCAGAACAATCCTAGCAATCAAGATTTGATACCAGGCAAGATAGTCAGAGGTAAAACCTCAGGCGCTATAGGTCGTATAGTATCTGTAACAGCAGGCGCTTCAGTAGACACTGTGCAAATGATTCTGATTGAACCATTGGAATTTATTGTGGCAGAAGGACTAGAATTTACCACACCAGTGAAACGCAACAACATCACCATACGTGTGGAAAGCGGCACTTATTTGGAAGACTTTCCTATCAGAGTGCCGGATGGAGTCAGCATTAAAGGAGATGAATTTAGAAGATGCATAGTAAAACCTAGGAACAGAGTTTCTCAGTCCAGTTTTGCCAACACATATTTCTACAGAGACCTAGTGATAGATGGTCTCACAGTGACCACCACAAATTTTGGACGTCATTATTTGGTGAATCCAAATGCCGTGGTCAACACTGGGGTCAATTATACTAACGTGGGTGGCTATGATACTCAAGCATTGACCATATTAAATGCCAAACCAGCCATACAGACTGCTGTGGTGAATTATGTGAATTCATTGTTGAGTCCCAGCTCTCTCAATGCTGCCAATGAAGAACGCAATCGCCGTGAGACTGGTTCAATTGTGGATGCCATATTCTCAGATTTAAAAACTGGTGGCAATGAAAAAATATTAGAAGTACAAGGAAATTTTTATAACTCAGGTCTGAGTGCTCAAGAACAAGCAGGCATCAGCTATGTTGCTACCTACATCAATGCTTCAGTGATTGCATCTGCATCTGCCACTATCAAAAACATTGTAACAGCACAGATGGCACGTGTGGTGTATGCATTCAACGGCTCATACAATCCTCCCAAACACAACAGACTTATGGATGTGTTCCTTATGGGAGAAGCAACCATATTAAGAAATTTATCTATCACAGGTCAGGGTGGATTCATGTGTGTGTTGGATCCTGCTTCACAAGTGTTGAACAAATCTCCTTATATTCAAACAGGCAGCAGTTTTTCAGCCAGTATCAACACCAAAGCATTCAGAGGTGGTATGTTTGTGGACGGATCATGCGGCAACATACCTATCAACATCACTTCAGTGGTAAGTCCATTTATATTGAATGTGAACAGCAATGCAGCTCAAGGATTATTCGTTAGAAAACCTTTGACTCCCACTGCGTTCTATATTGATGGTGCAAGATATCAAATAGATGCTGTGAAGAATTATGATGGTCCTGCAGGTACCTGCCAATTATTATTGAATGCCAGCAGCAATGGTGGATTAGGATTTGTGATCACTTCTCCAATTCCCTATGCCACAGTGTTACAAACAGCAGGCAACAGATCCATGTTGGCCAATGACTTCACACAGGTGAACGATTTGGGCTATGGCCTTTTGGTCACCAATGGTGCATTGTCAGAACAGGTCAGCACATTCACTTACTACTGTCACGCTGCCTATATGGCATTGAATGGTGGACAGATCAGAGCATTGAACGGCAGCAATGCCAATGGTGTGTATGGTTTAGTTGCAGAAGGTTCCGATCCTTTGGAAGTACCAGATGATGTGGATCTAGTACGCAACATGGCACAAGTGGCCAAAGTGTATGATGATGGAGCCACTTATGATCACCCATTGCTGGCACTCAGTGTGTATGTGTATGATTTAGAATACATACCTTTCAATAGATCTGAAATTGAAATTGATCATGATCCATTTGATTCGTCACTCGCTCTAGGAGTGCAGAGATATGAAGTGGCCAGTGTGGAACAATTATCACCACCAGTCACTGTAACCGGTCCTTCTGTCACACGCAGTGGCACAGTGTACAAATTAAATCTCAGCACTGCAGGCACTGATCTTGCTTCCACCACAGGATTGAAAGCAACATTGGCCAATCTGCAGAATGTGACCATCAGAGCCAGTCAAGCTCATCAATTTGCAGGAGTGAACAACATATCACCCACACGTCCCAGCACGGCTTTGACTTTCTATGATGACACAGCCACCATAGTATATAGAACCACAGCATTTAACATCACCAACGCAGTGGGCACAGCACTGCCAGCCAACAACGTGATTGCTACTTTTGATACCACTTTTGACAATGTGAGATTACAAATCAGACCAGCATCAGCTGTGTTGAACACCTACGCACCAGCAGGCACCACTTCCATGGGAGCCACAGCAGGTGACACCACGTTGGCCATTGAAATAATCACAGAGGCCTTAGACATCACTAGACTGAACACAGGCGCTATGAGTTTTGGTTGGGCAGGCAAGACCCACAGAGTAACTTCCTATACGAACCGAGGCACTTTTGCCACAGTGACCACAGTGCAGCTCACCAACATCAACACTGCAGGACCAGCAGCAGGTATTCAAGAACCCTTGGTGAGAGGAGCCGGCCTAGAGAATATCACATTGCGTTGCGGATTGTTGGCCAATGCCAATGCAGACATCACCATTAAGATTTCCACATGTAGAGCCACAGGACACGATTTCTTAGACATAGGCACTGGTGGTTTTAACACCAGCAACTATCCCAACAATATTTTTGGTGATCCCACCATCCAACCTGTGCAGGACAACGAAGTGGATGAACGAGGCAAAGGACGTGTGTTCTTTGTCAGCACGGATCAAGACGGAGTATTTAGAGTAGGTAGATTCTTCACTGTGGATCAAGGCACAGGCTCTGTGACATTCTCTGCATCAATTGCATTGAGTAACTTGGATGGATTAGGATTCAAACGAGGAGTGGTGGTGGCAGAATTCAGCACAGACTCTGCCATGACAGACAATGCTTCAGACACAGCACCTACTGAATCAGCTGTGCGTGGTTATGTGGATCGTAGATTGCACTACACACAAGGTGGATCATTGGTGGCGGATCCAATTGGACCTGGCGCCATAGCCAGAGATGGATCAACTTCGTTCACTGGCAATATCAGTGCAGGTGGATTTAAATTGATCACATTAGGATCTCCAGTAGTGGGCACAGATGCTGCCAACAAATCCTATGTGGATAACACTTTGTACGCCAGTGATCAAGTGGAAAATTTAAGAAATGTGGACATCGCAGGCTTCGCAGCCAATCAGATATTGGTGTTCAACGGTAGACAAAGAATATTCACTGTGCCTGAGTCAGGCGGATTGTTTGCAGTGGGCAACACCATCACAGGCAGCAGCACTGGCACAGTGGCCACCATAGTGGATTATGAATCAGTGGTATTGCCAGGATCATTAAGTGCAAGACGCATCACTTTTGCTGCAGTGTCAGGTTCTGGCTTCAGCACATTGGATTCCATCAGCACAGGTGGCGGAGTGTCTGCACAAATAATTGATGGACCCATGAACGAATTGGCCAATGGCGTAATGAGCGCAAGCACAGACATCTCCATCACTGCTACCAGAAGCACAGCACAGACAGATTTGAATTTACAAATAGTAGCAGGCAGCATCATCAATGCAGATGTGAATGCAACTGCAGCCATACAGCAGAGCAAATTGGCCATGAATGCTGCCACCACACGTGTGAATGCCACAGGCATCAGTCAGGCAGATCTTGGATTGGCCAGCTTTGACTCGGGCGATTTCACAGTGACCAACGGTTGGGTCACATTGGCCTCAGGAGCAGTGGATTTGGCAGATTTTCCAGTGGTGTCACAATATCAAACCTATGGTAAGAACACTGTAGGTACAGGTGCTCCACTCATAGTCAACTATTCAGATGTGGTCAATTATGGTTTGGGATTGGAAGACGGAGATTTTGTAACAATTTTGTCAGCTGCATCAGATCCAGGTGAGGCTTTGATCAAAACTGGCACAGGCGCATACAGCATCACCAATGTGAGCACCACAGCTGAAGTCAACAGTATTGTGAAATCAGATGCCACAGGTATTGTGGATGTGGCACAATTGAAAGTGGATGGATTCAAATTGATTGACAGCAACACTGGTACCAACACCTCCATATTCACCACCAGAGGCAACGTGGACTTCCTCACAGCACAAGGCAGCACTGTGGCAGGCACCACATTGGTATTCACAGGTAGAAAGTTTGAGTTTGGTGGCAGTACAGTGAGCAATTCACCCACTGCAGACACACTGCAATCATTGAGTGCTAATCAAGGCCGAGGCCTTGCCACTCCTCACTTGTTCACAAAATTTATTGAGAGCGATGTGGTAGAGGCAGGCGGCACAGGTATTGCATTCGGTACTGGTGGAGGCACATTTGCAGGCGCAGGCAAGATCAGCATTGTGTTGGCAGGAGATGTACCATTCATATTCGCTGGTGATGCAGATGATTCCAGCGGTACTACTCCAGGCATGTTTCCAGACACTGACAATGCTTACACCATTGGTAACGCTTCAGCCAGATATGCCACCATATTTGCCACCACATTCCACGGCACAGCCACCAATGCATTGTACGCTGACTTGGCAGAGAAATATTTGGCAGACCAGCAATATGATTCGGGCACTGTGTTGCAGTTTGGTGGTGATAAAGAAGTTACCATTACAACTGAAGCCAACACCAACAAGATAGCAGGTGTAGTGACCACAGCACCAGCATTTTTAATGAATGATGCACTGAATCAAGAGAACACAGTGGCAGTGGCACTGCAAGGTCGTGTGCCATGCAAAGTGATAGGAAAGATTAACAAAGGTAACATGTTGGTGGCCAGTGCCACAGCAGGTGTGGCTTGTGCAGCAGAAGGTGAAATTAAAATGGGCACAGTGATTGGTAAATCATTAGAGAATTATGATTCAGATCAAGTGGGCGTGATTGAAATCGCGATAGGTAGATAAACATGGCCAAACAAACAGTGAACATAGGCACATCTGTGAACAAGGGCAATGGTGATCCATTGCGCACAGCATTCACTAAGATCAATCAAAACTTTACTGAATTGTACGTGCAAGATGTGCCAGCCACCAGTGCTGGAAAAACAGGTGATGTCAAAGGTATGTTGGCCGTTGACACATCATATCTATACGTGTGTTTTAAAAATTATGACGGAGCAGGAGCAATTTGGAAACGTATTGCTCTAGCAAGTTTTTAACAGAGGATAAATTATGGCAAATAGACTACCACTCATAGTGGACACCACAGACGGCAACAAGATCAAAGAATTGCCCATAGGCGATAATCTATTGATGACTGGCTCCAACATCACTGGAGTGGCTGGTATTATTGCACAGTCTATAAACATTGTCACAGGTTCAATCAATAGTTTATCCACACAAAATCTCACAGTGACCAATGCTGCCAATTTGGGCAATATAGCTGATATCACCATCACAGGTGGCACAGCAGGACAGGTGTTAAGCACTGATGGCGCAGGCAATGTGAGTTTTGCATCATTGGGTAGTTACAACCAAGGTCTCAATACCACAGACAATGTCACATTCAACACAGTGGCCACTAGAAGAATCACAGCCCCTGTCAATGTCGCTGCAGAGATTAGAACCAGCAGCACAGCATTGGGAACAAAAACTTTTGAATTTGGCAGCACAGGAGTGTTGACACTGCCTGTGAATGGTGACATACGCAACAGTGCAGGACAGAGTTTATTGAATTATGGATCAGTGTCAGCAGACATCATCAGCGATGTGGACAACACACGTGATATCGGCAGCAGTGTCAACCGCTGGGCTGAAGGACATTTCACCAACATTTACGGAGCATTAACAGGCAACGTCACAGGCAGTGTGTCAGGCAATGCAGGCTTTGCCACCTATTCAGGTGCTGTGACTATTGCAGCAAACAACACCACCAACGCCACCAATTTTCCATTGTTCACTGCAGCAGCCACAGGCAACCTCACACCCACCACTGACACGGGATTCACTTATAATCCATCCACAGGAGTGCTGATTGCCACAACTTTTTCAGGCGCAGTGCTGGGCAATGTTACTGGCAATGTCACTGGAAATTTAACAGGTAATGTCACTGGTGATGTCACAGGCAATGTGGAAGGGTCTGTGTTTGCCAACGACAGCACACAGATGATCAACGCAGTGACTGGCAAAGTGGTAGGTCCCATACTGGTCAATGTGGCCAACATCAGTATTTTGGGTGGATCTGTCAATCAGGTATTGAGAACAGATGGAGCAGGCGCACTCAGCTGGGTGACTCAAACAGGTGGAGCTGGTGGTGGAGCAGTTTTATTAGATGATCTCACAGATGTGGTTATTACCTCAGCAGCAAACGGTGAAGTTTTAAAATACAATGGTTCCAATTGGGTCAACAGTGCTGTGCCATTGAACGCATTTGGCACTGTGACTGTATCAGGGTCTGGCATCAACATCACACCAGATCAATTGAATGACACATTGACTTTTGTAGCCAGCACAGGTATCAGTATGACTGCTGATGCAGGCACTGACAGCATCACCATCACCAACACAGCACCCAATGTGGTGCAAAACGTATTCACCACTGTGTCAGTGGCAGGTCAAACATCAGTGGCAGCAGACACCAGCACAGACACACTCACATTGGTGGCTGGCAGCAATGTGACCATCACCACAGACAGTGGCACAGACAGCATCACCATAAACGCCAGTCAAAGCAATTCATTTGTGAGCATAGCAGTGGCAGGTCAATCACCAGTGTTGGCAGACAACACCAGCGACACATTGACTTTGGTAGGCAGTGGCATCACCATCACCACTGACTCCGTGACTGATACCATCACATTCTCCAATGCAGGCGCAGGATTAGAAGCAAGAAGCACTGCTGCAGGCGTGACTGCTAGTTTGGGCAGTTTGGCTTCTGCAGATCTCAACATCACGGGATTCAAAGGCTATGTTCTTTTAAAAATTCAAACATCAGTGGCAGCTTGGGTAAGATTGTACACAGATGGCACCAGCAGAACAGCAGATGCCGGCAGATTGGAAACAGTGGATCCAGATCCAGGAGCAGGAGTAATAGCAGAAGTGATCACCACAGGTGGACAGACCATACTGATGTCACCAGCTGTGATGGGATTCAACAATGAAACTGTGCCCACCACCACCATACCTTGCAGAGTGACCAACAAGAGTGGTAGCTCGGCAGCGGTTACTGTGACTTTGACTTTGATTAAAATAGAGGCATAATACATTATGTCAAATGTTCTAGACTACGTCACCACAAAGAAATACATTGTCACTGTGTATGATCACAATGATCTGGATGCTGTGTATGCAGATTTAGAAACTGCAGGCATGGCTCCTCCCAACACTGAAATTCTGCGTGATGTGCAGTGTGTGGACCGCAGGCCTTCCAGCAGAAACACAGTGTACAAACTGTGTGATTGGGAAGCTGCAGAATTGAAAAATGATTCCAGAGTAAAATCAGTCACGTTGCATCCAAATGAATTGGGAATCCAAGCAGGTCTCAATAATATTTCACAAACCAGTAGCAATTGGAACAAATCCAGCAGCACTGGTTCCACAATGAAAAATTTTGCTTTGTTGAGATGCACCGAAGGTGTTCAGCGTGCAGGATGGGGCAGCAATGGTACCACCACACAAACTGCCACCATACAACTGTCACAAACTGGCAAAAACGTGGATGTCGTAATTTGTGACGACGATGGATTGGTGGTGGGTCATCCAGAATACGCAGTGAACGCTGACGGTACCGGAGGCAGTAGATATATTCAATACAATTGGTTTCAACACAATCCTGCAGTTAAAGGCACCATAGCCAGCAATTATTCCTATGGTCAAGAAGATCATTCCTCACACGTGGCTGGCACAGTGGCAGGCAACACTCAAGGTTGGGCAAGGAGTGCTAACATTTATAATATTTTTTATTTTGCTGGAGCCACAAACGATTTGACTTTTCCTTATGTGATAGATTATGTGAGACAGTTTCACAGCACCAAAGCAGTGAATGTTGCCACAGGCAGAAAAAATCCCACCATAGTAAACAACAGTTGGGGCATGAGTCTATTTGCTTTCGAATGGTCATTCAATGATATCACAGCAGTCACATACAGAGGCACACGTTTTACGCCTGCAGGTTTAACCACTTTTCTAGGTACCAGTGGAGTTTGCACCACATCCACTCTGCTGGCCAATCTTCCTAATTTGGAACTGGGTGGCAATAGAATCACCACTGTAGGCACTGTGGCTGTGGTGCAAGGCACAGTGACTTCGATACCGGTCAGCTGGTCACAGCCTTCCAATTCATCTGCTGTGATACAAGACACTGTTCAACCTGCTGCAGAATATGTGGTCACTGTGAACACCACTGCCAACAATGTCACCATGAGAGTGAGAAGTCAAGTGGCTGCTGGATCACAGACTGGTGTGACCACGCTCAGTGTGAGAATACAGATAGTCAATGCTGTAGGTACTACGGTGTATGATGTCACGAACGGGCCTTTCACTAGTGTGGATGGTGGCAGTGTGTCAGCCACTGTGGATAACACAGTGACATTGAGCACTGCTGGCAACTACACCATCACATATTCTACCTCATTATCTCAACCACAGAACAATCCCACAAGATCTTTTGACATGATGGCAGATATCAATATCACTCCAGGCACCACTTCAGCCACAGTGACCAGCATAGGCAGCAGTCTGTTGGGGGCTGCCAGTTTGACTGCGTCCACCACTCCCACTGTGGGCAACAACGATGATGGTTATTGGACTTTGACATTGCCTTTCAACATCACCTATTTGGGAGTGAGCTACAATCAAATATTTGTGGGCACCAATTGCTATGTCACTTTCACCAATGGGTCAGTGGTGTACAGTGGAGTCAGTGTGACCAATCCTGCACTGCCCAAAATAATGTGGTGCGCCAAAGACAATTCTGTACAGAGAATTTATTATGGTGTGGAAGGTGTTTCACCAAACAGAACATACAGAGTGAGACAGGAAGGCACAGCCACCATATCAGGCACTGTGGGCAGCCCCACAATGATCAGTGAGTGGACGTTTTACGAAGCATTTCCTGATAGAATAGATCTGCAAACAGGCATCAACAGTGCCAAAAGCACAGGTGGCACATTCACCACGCAACAATTGAATGATTGGGGATTTATTGCCAGCCAACGTATTCCTGTGAGAGTCACAGCATTGGATGACGACCTGGAAGACGCCTATGCTGAAGGCATTATTATGACAGGCGCAGCAGGCAATGGCAGTTGGAAACACGAAACACCAGGAGGGTTGGATTGGAACAATACTTTTGAAATGGGTGTGAGATATCCAGGGAGTGTGGCTCAACCTTACTATTATATGAGAGGTACCAGTCCCACTGCCAATGACAACACCACTGTGGGCACACATAATTTGCCTGCTATCTGCGTGGGTGCTGTGGACATCACTTCTACTGAACAGAAAGTTACATTTAGTGATTGTGGTGCAGGAGTGGATATATTTGCACCAGGCACCTTAATTATCAGTGCATTACCCAGTGGTGTTGCTGATCCAAGAAATGCCAGTTTTTATATCGGAAAATTCAGTGGCACATCCATGGCCAGTCCACAGGTGTGTGGAGTGTTGGCGTGTGCGTTGGAAACCTATCCCACCATGAATCAAACTCAAGCCAAGGCATACATCACAGGCATTGCCAAAACTGCACAGTTAACTGGCACCAATGGTGGACCCGCAGATGGACAGGATCTGCAAGGAGCACCAAATCTCTATTTGTTTTATAGAGTAGAACGCAAGATCAGTGGCAACACATTTCCTAAAATCAACAACAAACAAAAACCCACTGCTGGATCAGTGTTTCCCAGAACTAAAATCCGCAGAACGATCTAACACAGATAAATACAGTTATGCCCATAAGCACCATAAACATAGGAACAATTGCCAATGATGGCACAGGTGATGATTTACGCGAAGCGTTTATCAAAGTCAATAATAATTTTGCTGATTTAGCTGCTAGAGATCCTGAAAACACTTCTATCATTAACAGACTGGTAGACAGCAGCACTGTGAAAGGCATATTCTATCAAAAAGTTGGTGCGGAATTACAATTAAAAAATTTAGAAGCTGGCAGCAATATCACGCTGTCCACCAACAATGATAAAATCACTATCACTGCATCAGGCATAATAAGTTTGGGCATAGTGGGCAACACAGGACCAGTGACCACATTGGTCAACGGCAACACCCTACAAGTATTGGGCACACTGGCAGGAGCTACTAGAACAGAAATGATCAACCAGGGTGGATTTCCCACACTGAGAGTATCAACACTATTATCCAATGAATCTAATCCCACACTGGGAGCCACACTCACAGGGGCCAACAACAACATAGTGGGGATAAACACAATACAAGCAGCCAATGTGCAATCTTTGGTATACGGCTTGAGTCTAGATGATAGAGATTCTTTCATAGGATTTGATCTAGGTGATATCAATTTAGATGGCAGTAATCAAAACAACATCACTAATCTGCTGGATTTATTCTTTGCGGTAAATCCTGTGGACTTGGGCACCATAACAGGTCCCAGTGCTGCTGTGCATGACTTTGGCGCCATCTAATTTTTCCATAAATACAACATATGAGCAACTTGTGGACACAACCAACTGGCTATTCTTTAGGCACTATTACTGAGAGGACTATCACAGCAATCAATCTGCCTATCACAGCAGTGGATGCAGTGACTTTGATAGCAGGCAGTTTACCCGCTGGATTAAGATTACAAAACGCTGCCATAGTGGGCACCACACTGGAAGTGACTAGAACCACCCAATCTAGATTTGTGTTGCGAGCAAAATTAGGCACTGATATTCAAGATCGCACCTACACTATCACAGTGGCGGGTCCAGATGCTCCCACTTGGATCACCCCAGCTGGCATATTGCCCGTAGGAGTCAACGATGCTTTGTTCATATTGGACAGTGCTTATGTGGATTATCAATTGTTGGCCACAGACACAGATTTATCAGCAGGTGATGAGTTGGAATATTTCATTGCTAGAGGTGATGGCACACTGCCACCAGGCATCACACTGACCAAATCAGGCAAATTGACTGGAGTGATAGATCCTATATTAGCTTTGGATACATCGGCTGCCAGCGGAACCTATGATGCCAACACATATGGTGCTTTTCCTTTTGATTTTGGACTGAGAAGTGCCAACGGTTTTGAAAGTTTTTTCTATGATGTGGAATTTTATGATTTTTCCATTCCCACCAGATCACCACGCAAACTGAGCAGATACTATGAATTCACAGTGAGTGTGAGTGACGGTGACACTATCACCAAAAGAAAATTTAGAATATTTGTGGTGGGCGATGATTTTTTACGTGCAGACAACACCATGCTGCAAGTGGGTGGTGGTGTGTTCACATCTGACGGCACATACATTAGAACTCCACAGTGGCTCACTCCAAGAAACATTGGATACAAGAGAGCCAACAACTATGTGACAATTTTCTTAGAATTGTATGATCCCAACACCATCACAGGCTATGTGGGCTACACATTGAGACCCACCAATGATGATGCCACAGTGAGCACACTGCCACCAGGTTGCACATTGGACAGCACATCAGGTGAAGTGGCAGGCAGAGTGCCATATCAACCAGCAGTGACCAAAGAATACAAATTCACTGTGAGGGCTACTAGATTTGGCGGCAACAATGAAAGTCTAGCTATCAAAGACAAAACATTTGCGGTAAAAATTCTAGGTGAAGTGGACAGTGTGATCACTTGGCTCACAGAATCTAACCTAGGCAGCATCAATGCAAACTTTATCAGCACACTATCAGTCAAAGCTCAAACCACAGTGCCCAATGCTGTGTTGAGGTATGTGGTCACTGCAGGCGCACTGCCCAATGGATTAGTGTTGGCTTTGGATGGAGAAATATTAGGCAAAGTGAGACAATTTCCATTGGCAGGATTATTAGGATTAACCACATTTGACGCTAGAGATTTTACATTGGATGCTGGAGACACCAGCATAGACAGACAGTTTCTGTTCACTGTGGAAGCCCGTGACCAATTTGGTTACAGTGCAATCACAAAAACTTTCACGCTCAATGTGACAGCCACCAGCGATCTACTTTACAGCAATCTTTATGTGAAACCTTTGCTGAAACCCACACAGAGAAACACTTATCTTACACTAGTGGGCAATCCAGAAATATTTGTGCCTACTGCCGTTTATAGACCCAGCGATGATTTATTTGGCATACAAAAACAATTAAAAATGTTGATATACGCAGGCATTGAAACTAAAACTATAAATTATTATGTGGCAGCCACAGTAAAGAATCATCGTCGTAAAAGATATCAGTTTGGGGAAATTAAAACAGCCATAGCCAAAACTCCTGGCACCAACGACATTGTGTATGAAGTGGTGTATATACAAATGATTGATCCTCAGGATCACCCCAGTCAACAGGTGCAGAGCAAAATAAAAATTAAAAATCCAAACAAGATCAACATCACTCAGACTGATATAGAAGTGATTGATGATGTGACCAAACTCAATGTGGGAGGCAGTTCTTACACATTGTTCACAAATAATAATTTGCCACTGGCAGTGGGAGCCATAGGCACTAATCTGCAAATCTATGCTAGACAAGGCAGTTTGATATTGAATCTTGACACAGGTATATTATCAGTTACACTGGCCAATGGCTCTGTGATCACCGTGGGCAATGTGGTGGCCAATGCCACAGATCCTTTTAGATTTAGACCCAATACCGGAGTGATCAAAGTTGACAGTAAAATATTAAATGTGGCCAATGCCAACGACATAGAAAGATTCATCAGCAATACCACAAACATGCGAGCAAATATTAGAGCAGTGGGCAGCACTGAAAATGAGTTTTTACCTTTGTGGATGAGAACTGCTCAATCTGGACAGACACAGGTTTTAGGCTATGTAACTGCTGTGCCGCTGTGCTACTGCCAACCAGGCACCAGTGCTAAGATTTTGGCAGCATTAAAAAACAATGGTTTTGACTTCAAAAACATAGACTTTGAAATTGACAGATACATCATAGACAGTACCACAGACAGTGGTGTGGAGCAGTATATTATGTTTCCTAGCTATCAATATAACATTTAAACAGTGATTGGAACAGATAAATAAACACAACTATAAGGAAGCACTATGCCAAGCAACATTAACACAACCAATCTAGATGAAACATATCCTGTGGCAGGACAGGACAACAACAGCCAAGGATTTAGAGATAATTTCACCACCATTAAAACAAATTTTTCCACTGCCAAAACAGAGATAGAAGCACTACAAACCAACACAGCAAAATTAAACGCCACAAATAACTTTGCCAACAATGTAATTTCAGGAGCAAAATTTACCAACAATAATTTGACTGTTTATTCAGCTGGCAACGTGTCCACTGCGCAAAACATCAGTTTGAATAACGGAAATTTTCAAACTTTCACAGTGACAGCCAACCTTACATTAACATTAACAAATTGGCCCACAGTGACCTCAGGCATGAGCAGTGTGATTGTAGAAGTGAGAAGCAACGGTGTTCAACGCACAGTGGTATGGAGTACAGAGAACGCTGGATTAATTTACAAAGACTCTGCTTTTCCTAATCCATTCTTAGTGAACGCAGCACAAAATCCAATGTATGTGGAGTTCTGGACCTACAACCAAGGCACCACAGTGTTTGCTAAATTTTTAGGCACATTCATCAATTAATCTAATTGGGAATACCATGTTCCATCCACTCAGCGAAGATCTAAGAGAATACAGTATAGCTCAATTGGAAGCCAAATTATCTGAACTGCGCAAAAAATATTTTCAAAGCCGCAATCCTGAGTTGCGTCAACAAATTGGAGTGTTTGTGGATGTGTACAATCAAGAACTCAAACAGAGATTGGCAGCAGAACAGTTGAAAATGGCTAAAGAAACCGGAAAAGATCTTGACAATCTCATCAATATAGACTAAAATAAGCATAATAAATCATTATGCGAACAGACAGTTTAGGACTTCCTATATTCGATCATCAAGACGCAGTGGATCTGATCTATCAAAACAGATTGGCAGTGTTGCAGGATCTTAGATTTGACAATCACAAAGAAATAGATCATTTCAATCAATCAATAAAATTTACTGGAGTAGGTCAAACTTTGCAGAAATATCAACCCATGCTGGTGGACGTGAAAGAATTTGATCAGTTGTTGCAATCAGAATGGTTCATGCCCAAAGAGGCTGCCGATTTTGATATTGAATCCCACATCATCAGCATCACTCCTGCGGGCAGCGAACAAAGAGTTAAAGAAGAATTGGCAGCATTTAAACAGCACAATTATATCAATCTATTAAAGTTTTTACATTATTTGGTACAAAACATGCGATCCAGCAATATGTTGTGGGGAGTGGGCAGAGGCAGCTCAGTGGCTTCCTATGTGCTGTATTTGCTGGGTGTACACAGGATAGATTCCATCCAATATGGCTTGGACTGGAGAGAGTTCCTTAGATAAATACATACATTATAGGAGACAACAAATATGGCTATCAAACAAAGTGGTAACAAAGTTTATCGTACCATGCAGGGCAAACAGATTGATATTGATCTGTTGAGACAACGCAACGAACTGACTCCGGCTGTGGGCAATGCTAGAGTGAATGCTCGTGGTGATGAATTGGGACCTGGTGGAAAAATTGTTCGCAAACGTGAGGAAGTTTTGGCTGATTATTACAGAGATCATCCACAAACTGTGCCTACTAAACGATCTAAAGCACCAGCAGAAGCTGCCAACGAAGAGTGGGTGGAAGATGCTGAAGGAAACTACACTAAGAAAAAATAAACTATGAGTTCATATCATACTCTCGAAGGAGACTTGATCCCGATTAAAGATCGTGTGATTGTGAGCGACATGAGCTTTGATTCATTCAAAACCAAAGGCGGTATCATACTCACTGCAGATGATGGCAAGGTGCATGGTATCAAACCCAGATGGGCCAAAGTGTATGCCAAAGGCCGAGACAACACAGATGAATATGTGGTGGGTGATTATATCTTGGTGGAACACGGCAGATGGACCAGAGGTGCCAAAATCAAAACTGATGGAGTGGAACACACAGTAAGAATGGTGGAAGCCGAAAGTGTGCTGTTGTGGGCCAAACAAAAACCAGAAGATTGGTACGTGGCCAAAGAAAGTCAGCTGTAAAACACTTGACATTCATCACTGTTTCGCATATACTAACAGTATGAAATTTCCTGAAACTAGAAGTCCTGGATTGAACAACACTGGTGTGGTGGGCATTGTGCTAATGACACTGCACATTTTGGGATATCTTGTGGGTTGGTGGTGGATGTTGTTATACATACCATTCATAATGTCTGGCATAGGACAAGAATACATTAGAAGAAACTAATGAAAGAACTTTGGACAGAAAAGTATAGACCTCGCACATTAGATCAATATGTGTTTAGAGATGAACATCAAAAGAAACAGATTCAAACTTGGGTCAAAGACAAGAGCATACCACATTTGTTGTTCAGCGGGAACGCAGGCATAGGCAAGACCACCCTAGCTAAAATATTATTAAATGAATTGCAAGTGAATGATCTAGACGTGCTGGAAATCAATGCCAGTAGAACCAACTCAGTGGATGACGTGAGAGCAAAGATTGTTAATTTTGTGCAAATGATTCCATTTGGAGATTTCAAAGTGGTATTGCTGGATGAGGCAGATTATCTCAGTCCCAATGCACAGGCAGCTCTGCGTGGAGTAATGGAAGAATATCATACCACGTCAAGATTCATACTGACCTGCAACTATCCCAACAGAGTGATCCCAGCGCTGCACAGCAGATGTCAAGGATTCCACATTGAGCGTGTGGATCAAACAGAATTCACAGCTAGAGTGGCAGAGATATTAATGAAAGAAGGAGTAACTCCTGATTTAGAAACCTTAGACACTTATGTCAAAGCCACATATCCTGATCTAAGAAAATGCATCAACGTGGTGCAGATGAATGCACAGAATGGCACATTGATGAAACCACAAAAGAGTGATATGAATGAAACTGATTACAAACTAGGCATGGTTGAACTGTTCAAAGCAGGCAAAATTACAGAAGCAAGGAAGTTGGTGTGCAGTCAAGTTAGACCAGATGAAGTGGAAGACATATTCAAATGGATGTATGACAATGTCACACTGTTTGGCAATGAATCTCGTCAAGAAAAAGCCATAATGATTATTAAACAAGGGCTGGTGGATCACACATTGATAGCAGATCCTGAAATAAATCTTTCTGCTACCATGATCAAACTTTCCCATATGGAATAACATGTACAGAGCCAGTCACATATTAGTCAGTTATCAAGGTGCTACCAGATACACAGGTGTAAAAATCCAAGAAGAAGCATTATTTGAAGCTGTTAGAATAAGAAATGAAATTGCTCAAGGTATGATCACATTTGAAGATGCTGCTGTGAAATACAGTGATTGTCCCAGCAAAGTTAATCAAGGCAATCTAGGCACATTCAAACCCAACACCATGGATCAAGATTTCGTGGCTTTCATAGACACATTGCAAGTGGGTGAAGTCAGTGGAGTTTGTCCCACAGTGTACGGCTATCACATCATACGCAAGAATTAATCACCATACACATCCAACACTTCACGCACAGCAGGATGACGTTCAATGTCTCCTTTGTGGAAAGTTACCACATCTATGCGATTGGCAACATTCTGACGATTTAATTTTTCAATAAAATCCAACAGTCCGTTGTTGTGTTGTCTGTCTGCTTGATTAAGATCACCTGTCACTGCCATCTTGGATCCTGCACTCAGTCTGGTCAACAGCATTTTCATCTGACTTTGTGTGGTGTTTTGACACTCATCTGCCACAATAAAAGCCTTCACAAAGTTTCTGCCTCGCATGAATGCCAAAGGTGCTATTTCAACCACACCTTCATACAGCATGTTGCGCAGATCCTGTGTTCTAAAATATTCCTGAAACACATCAAATATAGGACGTGTCCAAGGAGCCATTTTTTCCTCCAGTGTGCCTGGTAAAAAACCTATGTCCTCATCCACGCTCACAGCTGGTCTGGTGATTATGATACGATCCACCTTGCGTTCTTTGAACATTTTGATGGCCACCTGCACCGCTAGCAAGGTCTTACCAGTGCCTGCAGGACCCACACCGAATACTATGTCTTTGGCAGGGTCTAACAGTTTGATTAGATAGGACTCTTGATTCTTGTTGCGGGGAATTATTTGGACATCTTTTTGTTTTTCTATTTGATATTGATTGATTTGCAGTACATTATTGTGTTTAGAGCGCTTTTTGAAAGCATTTTTTGAACCCATCGACTCTCCTTTGTTGAAGATAATGTACAAATATTTATCGGTATTAACACATAATAAAACTAGTATGTTATAAGCCACTGTGTGGCTAAATACACTGGATAGGTACAATTATGCATGACACAGCAGATATTTTAAAAAACATAGAGACCATATACAGCAATGACAATGCCTTTGCCATTATCAAAGACTTTGAAAGAGTGCTGGATGAGTTGGATTTGTATGTGTATGACAACTGGAAAGATGGTGAACTGATTGAAGGACCCATCATGACCAAGCATTATGTATCATGCAAATTCATGTGGCCCATGAAGCAGATGCCAGACCCTATGGGTGGCAAAAGATTATTGGATTATGACTGCAAGGTCACATACAAAAAAGATCAATTGATTGCTCCTCGAAAAATTGTGGAACCAGATGATGTGAGACCAGGCACCAAAAAAGGCAAGTTGGACACCATGCCCATTTGGATAGTGGAAATCACCATGCCCATTAATCTTATGAAAAATATCTATGACGGCATGCAGAATCAGCTGCAATACAGCAATGAACCAGTCAAAGATGCTGTGGTGCCAGACATTCAACCTGCGGAGCAAATTCAACCCATAACTGCAGAGACATAAAATGGCATTGAACAAACACGATCTCAAATACTGTGTGGACCATATCTTTGAAGTGGATTCATATCAATCCAAAATGGGCACTGATGAAAAGATAGTGGTGTTGAGTTTCAGAGTCAAACCCATGCAGGCTGCAGAAGATCTTGTTAATTTTATTGAAAAAGGCTATGAATTTGTGTTGGACGCAGACAAGACCAGCGGTGAACAGTCAGATGGTTACTACAGAGTGTTTGTGGAAATGGAACGCAACAGACACGCGGGCAAACAGATCACTGAAATTTTAGATGGCATTAAGAAAGTGGCTGACATTAAAGAATTCAAATTTAGATACTACAAAAATTTTAGAAGTCAATCAGCAGATCAAAACACACTGGAAACCATTATACCCAAAGATGGCAATGAGTACAGCATACGCAAAAACGAAACTGCTATGGAGAATTACAAAAATTTCTTTGCCAACAGTTATGTGGATGAAGTGATTATGGAAGACAACATAATTACATTCAGCAAAAAATATGCTGAGCCTTTGCATTTTAAATTTGTGGATCACGGTGTTACTGTGGATAAATTAAAACAGATCACAGAATCCTACAGTGCCAACAGCTTTCCTGAAGTGCTCTATCTTACCAAGTATCTAGGCGATTATAATATAAGTATCTACGGCACAAAATATGTGCTGGAAAACAATCGTCACTGCGTAATACTAGAAAAATAATATGTTTGGACTATTTGGACAGGTAAAAATGGTATTCACCATCATAATGCTGCTGGGCGTGGCAGGTGCTGGTGCTTATGTGTTAAAACTGAGAGGCGACAATGCCATACTCAAAGGCAATCAAATCAAAATGGAACAGGCTTTGGAAACACAGACCAAATTTATTGAGGATCAAAAGAGAGACTTCGAAGCCATACTCAAAGCCAATCAAGAAGTGAACAAGTTGGTGGGCACACTGAAAAAAGACATAGATGATTTGGATAAAAGATTCAACAAGGGCACACGTGACCTAGGCAAGACAGCAATTGAAAGACCCGATGCCATGGAAAGAATTGTCAACAAAGCATCAGACAAAGCGCTGAGATGTGTGGAGATCGCAGGTGGATCACCATTAACTGAAGCAGAAAAAACAGCCACTAAGAAATCAGAGATCAATTCTGAGTGTCCAGCCATTGCAAATCCTCGTTATAAAGAATACAACAATTAACATGATTAAAATAATCACCATCATCACACTGAGCTTGTTTCTTACTAACTGCAGTTTATTGGGAGAAAAAGTGATCAAAGTGCTTACACAAGAACAAAGCAGAGAGAAATTGAACCTCAAGACTCCCACGTTGGAAGAGATGGAGAAGCTGAGATGGATCGTGATCACCAGCAACAATGCCCAAGAAGTATTTGCCAAAATGAAAGCAGAAGGATTGGATCCTGTGCTGTTTGGATTGAGTGATGAAGACTATGAGCTATTGGCCAAAAATTTTGCACAGATTCGCAGCACTCTAAAACAAACACAAGACATATTGGATCGTTATAAAGAATATTATGAAGGAACAACTAAAAAAGATAACAGCACAAACGACTCAGTGGCTCCAAACAGCAGCGATAAAAAGTAAAACTTTTTTTTCCCACGCTGTTCAACATTCAGCCATGGTGTTTGCCAAGATTACTCACGCAGTGAAGTTAATAATCACAGCCATCAAATATGGGTATCAGATAGCAAAGAAGATTGTGTTAATCACAGGTAAATTCATCTATTGGCTGTATGACAGTATTGCTGCCATATTTAGAAAAGTTCCGGCAGAGTTGACCTACTGGCACGATGGAGTGCAGAATGTGGTACAGGTGGATGATTTTGTGGAATTGGCACCCAATATGATACAGTATGAGGACAGCGACAGCAAAAAAAGAGTCAAAGTCAAAGCCGAATATCCCATCAAATACATTCTAAAAGAAAAATAAATTTCTATCACTTGACTTTTGACAGAAAACCACTATATTATAACATATGGATCCTTACAAAGTTTTAGGTGTTGATCGTAATACCAATGAAAATGACTTGAAAAAAGCCTACAAGAGCAAGGCCATGAAACACCATCCGGACAAAGGTGGTGATGAAAACAAATTCAAAGAATTAAACGAAGCCTACGACATACTGAAAGACCCTCAAAAAAAGGCTGCCTATGATAGATATGGCACCACCAATGTGCATCAGCAGGGTGGTGATAATTTTCATTATAATTTCAATGGTGACATCAATGATATATTCAACAATTTCTTTGGAGGCGGAGGAGGACCATTTCAAAGAGCCAGCACATTCAGATCCAATCCTCGCAATGCAGACATCAACATAGAAGCCACTTTGGATCTTGAAGATGTGATGAACGGCAAAGCATTGATTGCCAGTTATAGATTGCCCAATGGACGTCAAGAGAGTGTGAACATAGACATTCCTCCTGGAGCAGAACACAACAACATGATTAAATTTTCTGGACTAGGATCTGATTCTGTATCCAATGCTCCACGTGGTGATCTCATAGTGAGAATTAAAATATTAAGGCACAAAACTTGGGAACGAGACGGCATAAATTTGCACACAAAATTGAAGGTCAATATGTTTGATCTCATATTGGGCACAAGAAAAGAAATTCGCACATTGTCCAAAAAGAACCTGTCAGTCAGCATACCCAAAGGCACACAGATAGGCACTGTGTTCAATATCACAGGTGAAGGCCTGCCCAACATACACAACAATCGTCAGCGCGGTAATCTTTATATCACCATTGTGGCAGAAACTCCCACAGTGGAAAATGCAGAATTGTTGCAGAGGATAAAAAACATACGTGATGAACTTAATTAAACACCCCAACGATTGGTTGACTCGCACAGTAAAAGATTTCGATTTTAACAGTTTAGATGCAGAAAAAATTGAAAAAGATATGATACAAACCATGGTGAGTGAAAAAGGCATAGGACTGGCTGCCAACCAAGTGCAGTTGGATGCCAAAATATTTGTGATGCAACCACACAACCTGCCTAAAATTAACGCACCATTTGCAGTGATTAATCCTGTGATTGAACAAGCCACTACTGAGCTGGTATTGATGGAGGAAGGCTGTTTAAGTTTTCCAAAATTGCATCTTAAAATAAGTAGGCCTCACACCATAACGGTTAAATATATTGACAGCAGACAAAAAGAATGTATAATGATATTAAGTGAAATAAATGCAAGAATTTTTTTACATGAATTTGATCATTTGTATGGAATTAACTTTATCGACAGAGTCAGCAAACTGAAACTGGAGATGGCCTTTAAGAAACAACAAAAATTACTCAATTAATATGGTAGAACCCAGCGACGAACTACAACGCATATTTGACAAAGCAGTGGAAGATGCTGCCAAGCTCAAACACGAATATGTCACAGTGGAACACCTGCTGTTTGCCATGCTGTGCTATGACAAATTTATGAAGGCTCTAACAGATTTTGGAGCTGATGCAGAATCATTAAAGAAAAATCTTGAAACATATCTCAAAGAAAGATTAAAAGAGATAGAACTGATTAGCCCTCCTGCCAAATACAAACCCAAAAAGACTGTGAGTGTGGAAAGAGTACTCAACAGAGCATTCACACAAACATTATTCAGTGGTAGGCAACGAATAGAACTTACAGATGTATTTCTCAGCATGATGAGCGAGAAAAAGAGTCACAGTTATTTTTATATTGTTAAAGCCAATATTGACAAAGAAAAATTTGCTGATTTTTTAAACTCTGAGGTAGAGACAGAATTTGGAGTGGAAGAAAACGCATCGGTCACACAGAGAGCATTGAATCTTTACACCACTAATTTAAATGCTGAAGCTAAAAAAGACAAGATAGATCCAGTGATAGGTCGTCACGCTGAGTTGGATCAAATAGCATTGGCTTTGGGCAGAAGAATGAAGAACAATGTGATCCTAGTGGGTGACCCAGGAGTGGGTAAAACTGCCATAGCAGAAGGATTGGCATTGAACATTGTGACCAATAAGGTGCCAGAATTTTTAAAAGAATATCAAGTGTACAACTTGGACATAGGTGCCATGTTAGCGGGCAGCAAATACAGAGGAGATTTTGAAGAAAGATTCAAAATGGTGTTGCAAGCATTGAAGAAAAAAGGCAAGACCATTGTGTTCATAGACGAAGCACACAACATCAGCGGAGCAGGATCAGGCGGTGGAGACAAAGGATCCAATGACTTGGCCAATCTATTAAAACCTGTGTTGACCAAAGGCACACTTAAAGTTGTGGCCAGTACCACTTGGGAAGAATACAGAAAATATTTTGAAAAGGATCGTGCTCTCATGCGCAGATTCCAAAGGATCACTGTGGATGAACCCACACAAGCAGTGACCATAGACATCCTTAAAGGTCTGAAGAAATACTATGAAAATTATCACAAGGCACAGATCACTGATGCTGCCATTGAAACAGCAGTCAAATTGAGTTGTAAGTATCAAACAGATAAAAAGTTGCCTGACAAGGCCATTGATCTAATAGATTTAGCGGGCAGCAGATTCAATATTGCTCCCAAAGACACACGCATCATAGACTCTGCGGAGATAGAGTTTGAATTAAGCAAAGTGATCACTATACCGGTGGAGACCATACAGCAGAGAGAATCCAACAACCTAGCCAATCTTGAGAAGAACATGAAAGCAGAAGTGTATGATCAGGATGAAGCTATCACCAATATTGTGGACAAAGTATTAATCTCTCAAGCAGGGTTGAAACGTGAGAACAAGCCCATAGGATCTTTCATATTCATGGGACCAACTGGTTGTGGAAAAACTGAAACTGCCAAACAGTTGAGCAAACATCTTGGTGTGAAAATGGTGAGATTTGACATGAGTGAATATCAAGAAAAACACAGCATCAGCAAATTGATAGGATCACCTCCAGGCTATGTGGGCTATGAAGAAAATGCTGGACTGTTGATCACCAAAATACAAGAGTCTCCCAACTGTGTGTTGCTGTTGGATGAGATTGAAAAAGCCCATCCTGATGTGAGTCAAATACTGTTGCAGATCATGGATGAAGGCACAGTGAGCGGCAGCAACGGCAAAGTGGCAGATTGTAAAAATTTAACACTGATATTGACCACCAACTTGGGAGCAGAACAGTCAGAAAAAGGCAGCATAGGTTTTGGCGATACTATGGATGAGGGATATTCCGACACAGCATTTAGAAAGTTCTTTACTCCAGAATTTAGAAACAGATTGGATGGCATAATCACATTTAAAAAATTAAGTAAACCTACCATGATCAAAGTGGTGGGCAAATTCTTAACAGATCTTAAAACATATCTAGTGGAGAAAAAAATACAGGTCACTGTGACTGATGAAGCCATAGATTATCTAGTGGACAAAGGCTTTGATCCCAAGATGGGAGCAAGACCCATGCAGAGATTGATAGATCAGGAGATTAAAACTCCTATGGCTAAGGAATTATTGTTTGGCAAACTTAAGAATGGTGGTAAAGTGACCATCAACGCTGTGGACAATAAGATAGTGCTGGAAACCATAGAGTCTATGACCTCACACACAGCCTAGCAATAGGACTAAATATACACATGCCAGCATACAGCGAAACAATACTGCCAGCCACGGATCATCCCAATGACAGCACCACGGAAACGGTGTTGGGACAGCAATTCAAAGGTGATGGATACTATGGTCGCAGCGATGGTTTTCATACCATACAGATCACAGTGACAGGTTTTGAAGGCAACATTCGCATGCAAGCATCATTGGCCACTGCACCCACTGCCACAGATTGGTTTGATGTGACTGGTACCACGCACACTGCTCCCACAGCGGTTCATGCCAACAGCACAGGTAGTTTTTTTTACAATTTTACTGGTAATTTTGTGTGGGTAAGAGCCAAAGTGATCTACACAGAAGGCAACATAAACTCAATTAAATTGAATCATTAATATGCAACATTTTTTTAGTATTATAGGTAAAAATATCAATGCAGAATCCTTGGTGGATGTGGCGTTGAGTGAAAGTGCCATAGGACTGTTTGAAGATCAAACCAATTATCAAATATTTGAAGACGAACAAGGCAATCAAGTGCTGCGTGTGGAACTGCACAGAGCACTGGATGAAATAGAATCTGATGAATTGGCCGAAAGCCTCAATGAACAGTTGAAAGAAATGGGTTTGGAAGAATTTGACATAGAAGTCAGCACCAACGAACAATTGGATGAAGAGACCTATGAAGGTGATGATTTCCACAGTGCATATGATGTGATGTGGTTCAACGAAGATGATGCATTGGATGAAGCAGAATACAGAGGACGCAAAGTGCCTTTGGGCAAACCCATGAGAGGTGATGTGAAAAAATTCAAAGTGTATGTGCGTAAACCCACTGGCAACATAGTAAAAGTGAATTTTGGTGATCCCAACATGAGGATTAAAAAATCCAATCCAGCTAGACGCAGAAGTTTTAGAGCCAGACACAATTGTGCTAATCCAGGTCCAAGAACCAAAGCAAGATATTGGAGTTGTCGCAAATGGTAAAAGCCACAGATTATAAAACACACAGAAAAACTGTTTCCAAAGAAGATCAAGAAGTTTTCGATTGGATAGGACAAAAATTACAGGACATCTATGATGGCAAAGATCCATATATTTCCGAAGAAGAAGCAGAAAAAGATCGTCAAGCATGGTTAAAGACTCAACCAACAATTGAACCAGCACAGGAAAGATAGCAATGAAAGCTAATGAATTCACAGCCATAACCAGAGACAATATTGGATATGATATTTTAGAAGATATCTATCAATACATGCTGAACGACAGTGAGTTTTTTAGAAAAAATTTCTTTCCAGTGGCCAAAAGATACAGTGACAATCAAAAAGAAATGATGGAAAAGAATCCAATGGAAACTTGGGGTGGATGTGTGGATAAAGCAATCAATGAATATTTTGAAAAATTTAAAATCAACGGCAAGCAAGAAAAGATTATCAGTGCAGATGATAAAGTGGCACTCAGCAACAAGATTGTACAAGGCTTGTCCAAACATCCAGTCAAGAATGCACAATGAGACTGATAGAAATCAATCAACCAGCGCCTAAAATTGCCGCGTTTGCCTACGGCAGAATGAATCCACCCACCACTGGTCATAAAAAATTAATAGATACCATCTCTACTCAACCAGGAGATCATTTTTTATTTTTAACACACACGCAAGATACCAAATCAAATCCTCTCAGTTTTGCGGACAAATTAGATTATGCACAGAAGATATTTCCCAACATCAAAGTGGGTGATGCTGGTGTGAAAACCATCATTGATGCCATGAAGAAATTGCAAAGCATGGGCTACAAAGACATCATATATGTGGCAGGCTCTGACAGGGTGCAACAGTTTGATGAATTGTTGAACAAATACAATGGCAAAGACTATCAATTCAACAGCATAAAGACCATAAACGCTGGTATGAGAGATCCTGATGCAGAAGGTGCTGCAGGTGTGAGTGCCAGCAGAGCTAGAGAGTATGCTGTGCAAGGTGCTAGACGCAGTTTCTTAAACACTATACCTGCAGACGAAAAAACAGCCACTGAGATATACCAAAAAATACGACAAAATTTAAAACAACCAGCATAAATATTGTATGGACGAGATTGATAAATTAAAAAAACTGGCAGGCATAGACACTTACAGCAATACTATGCCGTCTGTGGAAAATATCAGTTACACAGCACAGGCATTGAAAGACAAAGAAAAAGAATTAGGCCTAAAACCAGGCGATCCAGATTGGTTCAAACTGTGGTTCAGTTTGCCACACATGACTGGTTCAGTACAGAGCAAATTCAGAGGTAGAAAAAAATGAAGCTAAGAGATATTATATCAGAAGGTTCGCAGATGTCCGGCAGCATGGCGGCCAGGAAGAAAAAACTGGACATGATGACTCCTGACGAAATAAGAGCAGTGTTCAAAAACAGAGAAGATGTGGCCAAGCAGGCCCGTGGTGGACAGATAGCACCAGGATTTTCAGCCAAAGAACTGGCACAGAGACAGGAGTTCAGCTATGGCAGAGAATTTGCCAAAGGTAGACCATACTCCAAACATTTTGAAAGCACTCAAAAACCTTATGTGAGTCAAGCTGCAGACGGCCAATGGAATGTGCTGGACAAAGATGGCAAAACAGTGTTCTCATCCGGCAATTATAATGTGGCCCAAGATTACTTCAAAAAAAATTACGATAATCTAAAAGAAATAGAATTAGATGAAGGATTAAAAGACTGGTTGCAAAGAATGGCCGTGGCAGGAATCATTGTGGGCAGTGTGGCAGGCATAGGTTCCATCAACAATGCCATCAACAACAATGTGCCAGTGATACAGGCCATGAACAAAGCGTTGGATGTAGCCAATCAAAAAGGCGATACTCAATTGATACAGAATATCAAACAAGATATTGAAGTGGCCAGATTGAGTTTGGATTCAGGCAGAGATTTAAACACAGTGAAAAACATGCAGGACAGATATGCCAAGTTCATGCCCGCAGATTACAAAAAAGAGAATTTAAGTTTCAAAGATAAAATTGCAAAAAAAATTGTTCAACCTGTTAAAGATTACAACAGTGATAATGAATTGATCATGGTGATTAATCCTAACGACAAACAAGGAATAATTAAGATTCCACAAAAGTCTTGGCCGGACTATGAAAAAAAAGGATATGTGCAGGCTGAATCCAATGAAAGCTATGGTAGATATTGGTGTTCCACTGATAAAAAATTCAAACAAAGACAAAGCCCCAAACAAGACAGATCTTAAAAAATTTATGGCTAAGGAAAAACCCTATTGCATCAATTGTGGCAATGATAGCCATTGCAAAAAAACTTTGAAAAGAAAAGAGAGCGAACATATTGGCGACAAAAAAACACGAGAATGGGTGATTGAAGTGTGCAGACGCTGTCACTGTGCCAATTGTGAAAAAGACTAATGAAGATTACCGAAATACTATCTAACCAAAAAATATCTGTTGATTTATACAACAAACAGTTGTATAATAAACACATGACAGAACAATCTAATGTCAAACCCATTGTGTATTTGGACATGGATGGCGTGATTGCAGATTTCTTTGGTGGAGTAGAACGTTTGTACGGTGTGGATCACTGGAAACAGCTGACATCTGACAAGACCAAAGACCTACGCCAAGATGTGATTGACAGAATAGCAGGCACAGATTTTTTTGCACATCTTCCCAAGTTCAGCAGTGCAGATGCACTGATCGAGATGATCAAGAAATTCACAGGTGGTCAATACAGCATACTGACTTCACCATTGAGAGGTGACACTGAAAACAGTGGCTATTACAAGAAAGTATGGATTGGCAAGCACATAGTCAAACCAGATGACATCATTGTGACAGGACGCAAAGAATCCTATGCTGTCAAAAACGGTGTATCAAATATTTTAATAGATGATCGTCCCATCAACATAGACAAATGGCAGAGCAAAGGTGGCTATGGCATACTGTATCAGGCCAACAAGCATCCACTCAGCAAGATCACTCAAGCACTAGAGCAATACAGTCAAAAAACAAAATCCAAAGAAAAAGTGCCTGTGGAAGATGCAGCAGGTGTAGGAATTATTACCAAACAGAACACCACTCGAGATGTTAAACCAGGTGAGATCCGCAGACAAGCAAAAAAATTAAAACTGGTTTAATACCATGAAGATTCGTGAAATAGTGTTTAAGCATAAACTTAAACAATCTGACATAGACAATCTACGAGCTCAATATACACCATTCAAAGACAAGGCTTTGCCAGCTGTGAAAGGTCAGGCATTGCGACAACATTTGAAATCTTTGTCAGACGAAAATTTAAAACTGCTGATCAAAACAGACATACCACATGTGAGTCACAAAGCCCAAATTGTACTGGACATGAACAGATATGCTCAAATGCGTGATCCCATTATCAGTCCACTGGGCAACGTGGATGAGAACTTTGCGGATGGCCGAGGACCAGGCAAACCAGGTGACAGCAAGCGAGCAGGCATACCCAAAGGTGCCACCATCACACAATTAAAGAAGATACGCAGTTCTAACACAGCATCCGCACGCAAGAAACAACTGGCACACTGGCAGATAAACATGCGTCAAGGACGCAAACGCAATAAATAATAGTATTAAACAAATACTGTTATGAAACTCAAAGAAATCACACAAGGACTGCAAGAAAAACAGGACGCCTGCTATCGCAAGGTCAAATCCAGATACAAAGTTTGGCCTAGTGCCTATGCATCAGGTGCATTGGTTCAGTGTCGTAAAAAAGGCGCAGCCAATTGGGGCAACAAGAGCAAATAGTATGAAATATCGAGAGATTTTAGAGAAGTGCTGGCAAGGTTATGTGCAGCGCGGCATGAAACCCAAAGGCAACAGAATGGTGCCCAACTGTGTGCCCGTGAAGGAGATGGAAGAAGATCTCAAACAATGGTTTAAACAGAAGTGGGTGAGATTTGGTCCAGACGGCAAGATCAAAGGTGACTGTGCCAGAGGCAGCAGCAAGGAAGGCAAGCCCAAATGTTTGCCACAAGCCAAAGCACACGCATTGGGCAAACAAGGTCGTGCATCAGCAGCCTCAAGAAAAAGACGAGAGGATCCCAATCCAGAACGTCGTGGTGCTGCTAAAAACGTGAAGACAAAAAAATGAAGATACGTGAAATAGTAGAATCTCGAGCAGACTATCATTACGGCATTGATCCTGCTCAATTGAGTTACACATTTAAAGTGGGTGACATATATGGTCCAAAGAATTTAAAAGTGCCACACGCTAGACTGTACAAAGGCGGCAAAGCAGTGAAAAAGCTGGGTATCACAGTGCCCAAAGTTGGCAAATAATCACAAACACCACATAAATACAGCAAGGGCAAACGATGAAAATTAGAGACATCATAAGAGAAGTGGCATCTGTGGGATCCACATCAGCAGGCAACATTGCCAGCATAGCAAACCCCCATGTGACCAACCCATACGCATACAAATCAGCCAAAGCCAAGCCCAAAAAACAAAAACCCACTGATAACGCACTGGACATGAAGGACGTGAGCATATTCGGTGGCCCATTGAAGAGATAAATACACATATGAAACACAAAGAGATCAAAGAAGGATTGGCAGACGCAGCTCACAAAGCAGAGATGGATCACGAAGTGCAGATGGCACGTGCTGATCTTTACAAATTAGCCAAGTACAGTATCAAACTGCATGAACTGTTAAAGAACGTGTCTGAAGCAGAAGGTTTGGAAGGATGGGTGCAAGCCAAGATCACCAAAGCCGCAGATTACATCAGTTCTGTGTATCATTATATGGACTATGATGAAAAGTTCAATCAAGCTGAACTGGAAAACAACATACCTGTGCAACAAGTGGTCAAGCCCAGTGATGGCAAGATGGAAACCTACGAAGAAGTGTTGTTCAAAATTCTAGACAAAAAAGTTAACGAAAAAAAATCCAACCAAGACAAAAAGTAATCACCATGAAGATCAATGAATTGGTCACTCCATCTTTGGGCAAACCTACTGCAGCCAAACCTCCAGGCACCATGGGCAAAGTGATGAATAAATTTGCACAGGCAGGTGGTGCTGTGAAAACTGCTGTGGGTGCAGCCAACACTGCTGTGAATAAATTTATGACTGCTCCCAAAGACACAGATGCTGCCAAAGACAGTTTTGCCAGCAAGTTGGGTGGAGCATTGGGCAGTATGAACAAAGGCGCTGGTGTAAAAGATTACAGCAAAACAGGTGTGACCAAAGACGACCTAAATATGTTTGTGGGATCAATGATGCAGAGTAAACCCAAGGACGCAGATTTTGAAAAAGAATTATCAGCAGCTATCAAAACTAGATTGGAAAATCCATCAGATGGCTCAGCCAAAAATACTATAACCACAAGCATCGAAGATTTTTTACGTAAAATGACTAACATCACTCATGGAGATTTCAACACACAATTCTCATCTGTGCTAAAATCTCTAAACATCAAACCAAATGAATTTGAAGACCCTAAAGTCCCAGCTACTGCAGCACCAAAAACTACACCCCCAGGACAGTCCTCTATTTTACAAAAAAGTGGAAAGCCATTTTAGCTTTTACTATTCGTTACTCAAGATAATTACTAGTATATGAATTTCGTAGTGAACACTCCCTACACACAAGCCTACATCAAAAAAGAATATCTGTATGACTTCCAAAAAGGTCACGGTGAATTTGTGCCCTGCACTTGGGTCACACTGAAATCAATTCCTCGCAGAGCATTCTACATAGAAGCATATCTACCAGAATATGGTGCACTGTATGACAAACTGCCCATCAGTGCATTCACTTGGCGCACCGACATCAAACTGGAAGAACAATTGCCTCTGGATTATCTACAACTGTGGGATGGTTTCAGCTATCACATCACCATCATTGAAAAACAATACCTACAATACAGCAGAGTAGATGTGGTGCTGAAAGATGGCAAGAAGATGTCTGGTGTGTATTTGTTCACGGTGGACAGTGCTCATTCAGATCCCAACACAGTCAACGTGACTGAGTCCGAAGTGCCCACTGAACACAAAGGTCACAACATAGGCAAACTGGACAATGGTCAGTTCTTTGCTCAACCCAACAACAGAATGATTTGGCACGAAGCCAGTGCCAATCCTGGCAAACTCAAAACTCCAGATTTCAAAGTGAGTACCAAATATTGGCACTGTGAACAGAATGCCAAATGGACATTTGGTGATTCAGATGAATATTTTTACAAAGAATCCAAAATAGAAGACAAATAAACCTTGACAATTAGACTGAAATCGAATACAATATAATTTAAATAAAAGGAGATAAAATGGCAAGAACATATGGCCCAGAAGAACAAGCCAAACTGAAAAAAATAGTGGATGAAGGCGTGAATGTGCTTTCAGAAATTGAAGATTTAAGCACAGGTTTGAAAGAAACTATCAAAGCAGTGGCAGAAGAATTAGAAATCAAACCAGCCATCATCAATAGAGCAATCAAGATTGCACAAAAAGGTGATTGGACCAAAGTTGCTGAAGAATTTGATAATTTAGAAAACTTGGTGATTGCAGTAGGCAAAGACAAGTAAAGGCACAATGATTAGATGGGTCGCGGCAGGCTTTGGGATCACAGCAGCCACTATGCACGCTACGGCCATCATCAGCATTCAGTGGATTGCTTGGATAATTTGTTTAGCGTCCATCAGTTTGTGGTACTATATTGCCATTTTGGACAAAGATAGAGCCAGGCAAACTCAACAGATATATTTCATGTTTATTGCTTTGATTGCAGTGTACAACTGGGTCAAACACGTTTGGTAATCTTATGAAGTACATCATTGACATCGATAACACAATCTGCTATACTAAAGACAGCGATTATAACAACAGTACACCTGATATGTCACGCATCGCTCAGATCAATCAGTTGTATGATGATGGACACGAAATACATTATTATACAGCCAGAGGAGGTAACTCTGGTTTGGATTGGAGTGAATTGACTCAACAGCAACTATCCCAATGGGGCTGTCGTTTTCATTCACTCAAATTGGGCAAAGTGGTATATGATGTATGGGTGGATGACAGAGCAGTGAACGCAAAGGATTTTTTTAAATGAGAATAGACTATGATCTTCATCTTGATTACGCAGACGTATTATTAAAACCCAAACGATCCACACTGAGTTCCAGACGTGATGTGGACATGATTAGAGACTTTAACTTCCGCAACAGCAAACAACAAATTTCATTTGTGCCCATAGTGGCCAGCAACATGGATGGCGTGGGCACATTCAGCATGGCCAGAGTGTTGCAGGAATACAAACTGCTGACTGTGTTGAGAAAACACTACACCATTGAAGATTGGGACAGAGCAATGGGCACTGGATTAAAATTACAATATGTGAGTGCCTGCACAGGCACTGGAGCCATATGGGACAACGATTCTGCAGACTATCAGACCTTAAAAAAGGTCATGGCCAAGTATCCTGACGTGAACATGATCACTATTGATGTGGCCAACGCATATCATGAACAATTTGTGGACTTTGTACAAAGAATTAGATCAGAATTTCCCGACAAGACCATCATAGCAGGCAATGTGGTATCACCAGAGATGGTGGAAGAATTAATCATCAACGGAGCAGATGTGGTGAAGATAGGCATAGGTCCAGGATCAGTGTGCACCACAAGAACACAGACAGGAGTGGGAGTGCCACAATTTTCAGCAGTGATAGAATGCGCAGATGCTGCCAACGGAGTGGGTGGGCACATCATAGCAGATGGAGGCTGCACTGAACCCGGAGACATTGCCAAAGCATTGGGAGCAGGTGCACACATGGTGATGCTGGGAGGCATGCTGGCAGCACATGATGAATCAGAATTAGAATTAAGAGATGGCAAGCGAGTGTTCTATGGCATGAGTTCCGAGTCAGCATTTGAAAAACACGGAGCAAGAAAAGATGGCTACAGAGGCACAGAAGGCAAAACAGTATTGTTGCACAACAGAGGACCTGTGAAAGACACAGTGGAACAGATATTGGGTGGTGTGAGAAGCACTTGCACTTATATTGGAGCAAGACGCATCAAAGATATGCCCAAGTGTGCTCACTTTGTGAGAGTCAACAATGTGATCAATAGAGTTTATGACAAAAATGAAACCAAATAACACAGGTAAAATTCTCAAATGGATTGCCACAGCTATTTTGATAGTGGGCACATTTGTGAATGCAGGCTTTCCTCAACTATATCCTATAGGACCATTATTATTGGCAATGGGAGGTGTGGTTTGGTTGATTGTATCTTTGCTTTGGCGAGAACCGGCACTCATAGTGACAAATTTAGTATTGACAACTGTGGGTTTCGGAGGTATACTGTTGTATTATATTAGGTAAGGCATAATCGGCCATAAACGATTGTTTGGTATGTGTCAGCCCCAAATGACACGGATTGAAATATATGAGTTACATAGACGCATTCTTCGATAGAAATCACGATATCATTCGCGTGGTAGAGCGCAAAGAAGGCAAAAGAATTTACAAAGAATATCCCATAAGATACACTTTCTTTTATGAAGATGCCAATGGCAAATTTAGAAGTGTGTATGGCAATACTCTCAGCAGAATAGTCAGCAAAAATACCAAAGATTTTCACAAAGAACTGGCCATCAATAGAAACAAAAAATTATTTGAATCGGACATCAATCCCATATTTCAATGTCTCAGTGCCAATTATCTCAACCACGATGCTCCCAAACTGAATGTGGCATTTTTTGACATAGAAGCAGACTTTGATCCTGCAAAGGGATTTGCTGATCCATCAGACCCCTTCATGCCAGTCACTGCAATCACTGTGTATCTACAATGGATTGACAGCATGGTTACTTTTGCACTGATTCCCAAAACATTGAACATGGAACAAGCTAGTGAACAAACCAAAGACATCAAGAATTTATATTTGTACGAACGAGAAGCAGACATGCTGCAGGCATTTTTGGACATCATAGAAGATGTGGATGTGTTGAGTGGTTGGAACTCAGAAGGTTATGATATTCCTTATCTTGTCAATAGAGTCAGCAAAGTATTGAGTAAAGATGACACAAGACGTTTTTGTTTATGGTCACAGATGCCCAAGAAAAGAACATTTGAGAAGTATGGCAGAGAACAGGAAACTTATGATTTAATAGGCAGAGTACACATAGACAGTTTAGAACTGTATAGAAAATATACCTATGAAGAACGCCACACATACAGATTGGATGCCATAGGTGAAATGGAGTTGGGAGAGAAGAAAACAGTTTATGAAGGCACCTTGGATCAATTGTACAACAGTGATTTTAAAACTTTTGTGGAATACAATAGACAAGATGTGCAACTGTTGAACAACTTGGATAAGAAATTAAAATTTTTAGACCTCAGCAATGAACTGGCACACGCCAACACAGTGTTGATGCAAACCACCATGGGAGCAGTGGCCGTGACCGAACAAGCCATTATCAATGAAGCACACAAAAGAGGATTACAAGTGCCCAATAGACCACACAGATCCGATGAAGAAAACACCACAGCAGCAGGAGCTTATGTGGCATTTCCCAAAAAAGGACTGCATGATTGGATAGGATCCATGGACTTAAATTCACTGTATCCTAGTGTGATCAGAGCACTCAACATGGCTCCTGAATGTGTGGTAGGACAATTGAGACCCACCTACACTGAAGCCTTTCTACAGGATCAGATTAATCTGCAAGGCAAATCATTCGCGGCAGCATGGGAGAACAAGTTTGGTAGTTTGGAGTATGAATATGTGATGACACAAAGACGAGATCAACCCATCACCATTGATTGGGAAGATGGCAGAACAGAAATTAAAAGCGGAGCAGAAATTTACAAGTTCATATTTGAAAGTAGAAATCCCATCATGATCAGTGCCAATGGCACCATGTTCACCACAGAGTTTGAAGGAGTAATACCTGGCTTGTTAAAAACATGGTATCAGGAACGAACTGAAATGCAAAACATGAAAAAGAAAGCACAACACGCCAACAATGAAGCAGAAATTGAGTTTTGGGACAAGCGACAATTGGTCAAAAAAATTAATTTAAACTCATTGTATGGAGCCATACTTAATCCTGGTTGTAGATTCTTTGACAAACGCATAGGACAAAGCACCACACTCACAGGTAGAACCATCAGTAAACACATGGCAGCTAAGATCAATGAAGTGATCACAGGCACATACGATCATCTGGGTGATGCTGTGATATATGGTGACACAGACTCTGCATATTTCAGTGCTTACAAAGTTTTAAAGAAAGATATTGATGCTGGATTGATTCCTTGGAGCAAAGACAGTGTGATTAGATTGTATGATCAGGTGGCAGAAGAAGTCAACAACAGTTTTAAAGCATTCATGGGAGAAGCATTTCATTGTCCAAAAACAAGAGCAGAAGTGATTCAAGCAGGTCGTGAATCCATCAGTGAAACAGGATTGTTTATTACTAAAAAAAGATATGCTGTGCTGATTTACGAATTGGAAGGCAATCGTATGGATGTGGAAGGGCAAAAAGGCAAAGTAAAAGCCATGGGATTGGATCTCAAACGTTCTGACACTCCGGTGTTTGTGCAGGATTTTTTAAGTGAGATACTGCTGATGGTGTTGACCAAGTCGGATGAAAAAGCAGTGCTAGAAAGAATCAGCACATTTAGAAATGAATTTAAATTAAGACCAGGTTGGGAAAAAGGTTCTCCCAAACGTGCCAACAATGTGGCAGATTATCAAAAGAAAGAAAAAACATTGGGCAAAGCCAACATGCCAGGACATGTGAGAGCCAGCATCAATTGGAACACACTCAAACGCATGAACAATGACAGATACAGTATAGAGATTGTGGATGGTATGAAAGTGATTGTGTGCAAACTTAAAAATAATCCATTAGATTATACCAGTGTGGCCTATCCCACAGATCAATTGAGAATACCACAATGGTTCAAAGAATTACCTTTTGATCATGCAGCCATGGAGACCACTGTGATCGACAGCAAACTGGGCAACCTGTTGGGAGTATTGGATTGGGATATACAAAGCACAGAGACAGGCAACACATTCAACACATTATTTGACTTGGGAGATTAGATGGCTAGATATGGCATGGTAGATTTGGAAACACTTGGTACTAGACCGGATGCTGCCATCCTAACTATAGGAGCCATTAAGTTTGATCCGCATTCAGGCATGGAACCTTATGAAGGTAGATATTGGAGATTGCATGTGGATGAACAAACAGCATTGGGCAGAACTGTGGATGATGGCACTGTGGAATGGTGGGGCAAACAGTCGCCTGAAATACGTGATGAAGCACTGGGAGACAATGATAGAGTGAAGATAGCAGACTTTGCCAAAGAATTCAACAAGTGGTGTGTGGGATTGGAACAACTGTGGTGTCAAGGACCATTGTTTGACTATGCCATCATACAAAATTTATACGAACAAGCACGCATTCCTGTGCCTTTCAACTATTGGCAGATCAGAGACAGTCGCACACTGTTTGATCTGATGCCAGAAGATCCTAGAAAGAGCATGCAGAGCAGCTTACACAATGCATTGGCAGACTGTTACTATCAGGCCAAGTGTGTGCAACAAGTTTTTAAACAACTGGGAGTGAAAAAGAAATGAAGATACTGTTAACAGGACACATGGGCTTTATAGGTGAACATCTATACAATCACCTCAGCACAGATGCTAGTATCGAGGATAATGTGTTGAAACACAAACACACAGTGATTGGATTGGATCTTAAGAACGGACATGACTTGCTCACTTGTGATTTAAATTATGATGTGGATATAGTGATACATTTGGCTGGACTAGCACAGGTACGTGAAAGTTTGGCTAATCCTACAAAATATTGGGACGTGAATGTGATAGCATCCAAAAGATTATTTGATGCATTTCCTAACACAAGAATAATTTATGCCAGCAGCAGTTCAGCATATGAACCAGAAAAAAATCCTTATGCTTTCAGCAAGTTTGCTTTGGACAAGATTGCTCCTGCACACAGTTTGGGTCTAAGATTCACCACAGTGTGGTGTGAAGGTGGCAGAGATGGCATGTTTATGACCAAATTATTTGAAAACAACATCAGTTATATTACAGAACACAGCAGAGACTTTATACATGTGAGTGATGTGGTATCTGTGATTGATATGTTAATGACCAAAGACACCACAGGAGTGTTAGATGTGGGCTGTGGAATCAGCAATAGTTTGAAAACTTTGGTAGATTTGGCAGGCATCAAAAATTATGAATACAAAGATGGCAATGTGTACGAAAGAATGGACAACTGTGCCAATATTTTTGATATGATACAATTAAAAGATTTAGGCTGGCAACCAAAAGTAAATGTGGTAGAATACATTAAAAACAAATATCACTTGACTTCTGACTAAGGCCTAAATATAATGAACACAACAATGGAGAACACAAAATGAAAGACATCTTACAAGACGTGGTAGCACACACTCATCAATTGGGATTTTTGAGTCTAGTAAAAGTTACCAACGAAGAAAAAACTAAAATTGAAAGTATGGCTGAAGACAGATCAGTGATACTGTCGGCCACCACCAACAACAAAGTAGCGGAATTCACGGGTACATTTGGTATGCCTAACTTGGACAAACTGGCACTGCATTTGAAGTGTCCTGAGTATCAAAAAGACGCTAAATTGAATGTGGTCAAAGCCACACGCAATGGTGTGATGATTCCCACACACATACATTTTGAAAATGCATCAGGAGATTTTCAAAATGATTACAGATTTATGAACACTGAAATCATCAATGAAAAACTTAAATCAATCAAGTTCAAAGGCACAGCTTGGAGCATAGAATTTGAACCCACACTGGCCAGTATTCAAAGATTAAAACTGCAGGCAGCAGCACACACAGAAGAAACTGTGTTCACAGTAAAAACTGAAAACAAGAATTTGATGTTTTACTTTGGAGATGCTAATTCGCATGCAGGAAGTTTTATATTCCAAGCCAATGTGGTGGGTGAATTGAAACAAGGTTGGAGTTGGCCTATTCAACAGGTAATCAGCATATTGAATCTTGATGGTAAGATTAAAATGAGTCTTAGTGATCAAGGTGCTATGCAGTTAACTGTGGACAGTGGCATCGCTGAATACAATTATATATTGCCAGCACAGACCAAATAGTTTACACAAGTAAATTTATGCACACTGACTTAACAGCACAGCAAAAGGATTACGCTATTTTTCTGCCAGCATTGAGCAGTTTCTATGCAAGAGATATAGGCAAAGCCAGACATGAGAAAGATTATATTCTGCCTCATAGGATTCCGGCTGCTTTTAATCATGGCATAGAAGGCATGAATTATCTTGTGCCCACCAACACATATTTTCATTATAGGTGGCATTTGTACAGTGCAGGTCATGCTGACTTGAACATGGACAAATTTAGTGCTAGAGATGACATCATAAGAAATCGAGATAGAAAAACCAGTTTTGTATTGGGTGATTCAGGCGGATTTCAAATAGGTAAGGGTGTATGGGAAGGCAATTGGAAAGATCCCACTTGTCCTAAAGCCAAGAAGAAACGAGAGCAAGTGCTGGCTTGGATGGATGCCAACATGGACTATGGTATGATATTGGATATTCCGGCTTGGGTTTCACGTTCTCCAGAAGGTGCCAAAGCCAGCAACATCAACAGTTATCAAGAAGCAGTGGATGGCACAAGAATCAACAATGACTATTTTATGAAAAATAGAACAGGTGCTTGTAAATTTTTAAATGTGTTACAGGGTGAAAACTTTCAACAAGCTGATGACTGGTATCAACAGATGAAAGACTATTGTGATCCTAAAAAATATCCCACCACGCATTTTAATGGTTGGGCAATGGGTGGTCAGAACATGTGTGACGTGCATCTTATATTGAAAAGATTGGTAGCATTAAGATTTGATGGGTTATTGGAAAAAGGCACACATGATTGGATGCACTTCCTAGGTACATCCAAATTGGAGTGGGCAGTGTTGTTGACAGACATACAAAGAGCTGTGCGAAAATATCACAATGAAAATTTCACTATGAGTTTTGATTGTGCTTCTCCATTCCTAGCATCTGCTAATGGACAAATTTACACAGAAGTGGATATTAAAGATAGAGAAAAATGGAGTTATAGAATGGCTCCCAGCATAGATGATAAAAAATATGCAGGTGACACTAGAATGTTTAGAGATGCTGTGTTGCAAGAAAAAATATTCAATAATTTCCAAGATAGCCCAATCAGTAAAAGATTACAATTAAAAGATGTGACCTGCTATGCTCCAGGAGACAAAAACAAAGTGGGCACTGATCCCAAAACATCTTGGGATTCATTCAGTTACACACTGCAGATGTCACACAATGTGTGGACACACATCAATGCTGTGCAGGAGGCCAATAGGCAGTATGACGCAGGATTAACTCCAGGCATGCTGGTGGAAGAAAAGTTTGATAAAATAGCATTTGGAGACATAGTGAATGCTGTGTTTGCCACAGACAACAGAGATGAAGCCAACGCAGTGATAGAAGAATTTCGTAGATTTTGGATGAGCATTATAGGCACCAGAGGCGCCACAGGCAAGAAAACAGTGAATGCGTCAGCACAATTTTCCAATCTATTTGAGGAGGTATAATGAGCAAAAAGAATAAAAGTTTAACCAAGTTGGAACGAGAGTTTGATTACTATCATAGAAAAACTGAGGAAATGGAACAGGAACGTGAACATGATAGAAGTTGGGAGAGTAAGGCATTGATAAAAAATTACAAAAAGATTAAACTGGCTCTCAAAACACAAATAGAAGAATATAGGAAACAATTGGGCATATGAAAACACTGGTGATAGGTTTGGGCATGGGACAACTGTATGCTAGAACTTTGACTCAGTTGGGACACAATGTGATCACAATGGATCCAGATCAAAGCAAACAAGCCACATTTGGCAATCTAGACACTGCTTTGTATGCACATCCTACATTGGACGCTGTGTTCATCTGCACACCTAATTACACACATGATAGCATTGCACAAAAAATAGCCTCACACACTAAGATAGTGTTTGTGGAAAAACCAGGAGTACTTGATTCTAAAAGATGGCAGACATTGCAACTCACATATCCGCAAACTAGATTCATAATGATCAAAAACAACATGTGGAGAACATGGGATGAAGAATTCAATATTAGAACAGAAGCAGCCGAAGTGATTCATATCAACTGGATCAATCGCGATAGAGTGCCAGCCCCAGGCAGTTGGTTCACCAATAAAAAATTATCGTTTGGTGGAGTCAGCAGAGATCTTATGCCGCATCTATTGAGCATATTCATCAGCATGAACCCCAACAACTACAAAGAGTTTGAAGTGAATTACAATGTTGTCAAACAAAATTGGCGTTTGGACCAATTGACCAGCACAGAATACGGCACAGTGAATTTGGATGGTGTGTATGATGTGGATGATTGGAATCAGATCACACTCACCAGCAACAACAAAAGATACACACTTTACGCCGACTGGCGCAGCATGGACAAAGACGATAGAGCCATTCATTGCTATCAAAGAGACCAGTTGGTGCGAAGTTTTGAGCTAGGATTGTGTCCTGAATCTGTTTATGCAAACATGATACAAGATGTCTTCAATAATATTAACAATGAGGAGTTTTGGAGTCGACACAAAGAATATGATGTGTGGATTCATAATGTTATCAACAACACAATCAAAGAGTTCACAATCAATGACTGAAACTAAACTGTTATACACCAAAGGAGATGGCATGTTCCATGAAGGCAACATTGTGATCTCTGAATTGAAGCATAATCAGATCAGAGTAAAAACTGTAATGACAGGAGTGTGTCGCAGTGATGTGGACATGATGCTGGGCAAATTTAAAACATTGCCATTGCACATGCAAGGGCATGAAGGCTTGGGCGAAGTGACTCATGTGGGCAGTGCAGTGAGCGATGTACAAGTGGGAGATTACGTGGCCACCAGAGGAGAGCCTGCCTATGCTGATCTGTACAACTGTGATGCGGAAACTTATGTCAAAGTGCCCACAGCAGATCCTAAATACATCGTGGAACCTGTGGCTTGTGGTATTAATGTGATCAAACAATTTGAAACAGCAATTAAAAACAAAGCAGGCAACAGCAATAGACTGTTGTTGATAGGCAGCGGATTTCTATCTTATGTGGTGTATACCTATTTGCAAATAAAGAATTATCAGTTTGACGTCACTGTGTTGGGCCATCATAACAAAGAGTTTTGGGGAGACAAACTCACCCACAATGCTGAAGGAGTGTTTGACGTGATCATTGATTTGAACAACAGATCAGAAGTGTTTGACCGAGACATGTTCAATGCAGAAGCATTGCTGATATTGGCGGCTGAAAAGACAGATTCCATTCGCACTAATTTTGCACATCTGTTATGGAATGCTGTGACTGTGGGATTTCCCAGTCCTAGAAATAAAAAATTTATAGA